GGAGGAATTGGGATGATGTTGGAGGTTTTGAAGCCATTTTTGTATCACGATCACATTTATCAGACAGGGGATGTGGCGATTTTTGGGAAAGGAAATGAGGACATCGACATCCGGTGGATGGCGGCGGCTGAATGCAACGGTTATGTGCGGAGGATGGATATAAAAGAGGCGCATAATAAGATGATGCAACACTGCCGGGAGGTTGGAGTGAAGAGCGGGAGGGAGGTATTGGAGGCGGTGAAGGTATTGTTTGGGTTGGGAGAACCTCACCCCGAAGGGGGGATAAATCCCCCCGCTAACCTCTCCATAAATGGAGAGGGGAAAAAAGAGGGGAGGAAGAGGGGCAGAAGGGGAAGGAAACTATGCAACCAGGGGATCTGAGGGAACGGATCATGATCAAGCAGATAACGACGACGAGCGATTCGGCGGGAGGCTTTACGGATAGCGGGTCTTCGGCGCTGGCGACGGTATGGGCGGCAGTGGATCCGCTTTCGGGCAGGGAATTGCTGGCGGCGATGCAGGCGCAGTCGGAGATAACGGTGCGGGTGAGGATGCGCTATCGAAGCGATATCACGTCGGCGATGCAAATTTTGCATGGGGCGAAAGTTTATGAGATCGTGAGCCCCCCGATCGATGTGGATGGCAGGAGGAGGGAGCTGGAGCTGATGTGTAAGGAGATAGTTTAGACCTCTCCCCCAGACCTCACCCCCAGACCTCACCCCCGGCCCCTCTCCACGGAGTGGAGAGGGGGGAAGAGGCTGGTGCAATGTAAAATGAGGAGCTTAACGCTGAGCTGAGTAAAAAAAGGGGATATCCGCGCTGATCATGGCATGTTTTGCGGCTTGAAATTGCAGAAAACAAAGGAGGGGCGGGTTTGAAACCTGCCCGTACACTATGTCAAAAACAAGGGTTAAGGTGGTGTTCAATCATTTTCCGGAGATTGCGAGGCAGCTTCCGGAGCTGACGCACGAGCTGCTGGAGGAGACGGCAGATAAAATTGCGGAGGAGACGCGGGCGCATGCGCCGGTAGCGGCGGAGGCGCATTATGCGAAAACCCGGAAGGGAAGTAAGAAGAGGTATAAATTGGTGCAGCCGGGAAGGTTGAAAAAAAGCATTAAGACGAAGGTAAATGCGCGTGGAAGCAAAGCATGGGTGCGGGTGAAGCAATTTTACGGTTATTTTCTTGAATATGGGACGGTGAAGATGGCGGCGAGGCCGTTTTTGACGCCGGCGGCGGAGAAGATGAGGCCGTGGTTCATCGAGCGGTGTAAGGATATGCTGGGGAGGCTGGGGAGATAAACTCACCCATACCTACCCCAACCCCTCCCTAAAGGGAGGGGAAGAAGGGGAGAGGAATGAAATATGACGAGTGTATTGACGGCGGATAAGTGGCTGTACGCCAAACTGACGGGCGATGGGACGCTGATCGGGCTGATAGGTAACCGGGTTTACACAGAAATAGCCAAGGAGGGGGCGGCTTTTCCGCTGATCGTGATGCAGCAGCTCCCCGGCAGCGGGCCACTGATGGGTGTGGGGACGGCGGTGATATGGTTCGATGAGCTATGGCTGGTGAAGGGGATCGATAAATCGAAGTCTTATTCGACCTTGGGGACGATCATAAACCAGGTCAGGGCAGTACTACACGGGGCGAGCGGGACGGTGAGCGGCAGCGGGACGGTGGTGGGATGTGTGGAGGAGGCGGTGATCCGTTATAGTGAGCTGCTGGATGGTGTGCAGTATCGGCATTTAGGGATGGAATTCAGGGTGTGGACGCAGTAGGTGGGATAAATCTAAATCCCCCTGCTAAGTGTTATAGGAGGAACAAATGGCAGAGAGAGCGAGTATTTTCACGGGTGTGCAGATTGGGGTAGAGACGAGCGGCTCGGCGGCGGCTAACAAGAAGCTGAACTCGCTGAGCTTCAAACCGGCGGTGAAGGCGGAGATAGCGACTTTCCGACCGATGGGCACGAAGTACCCGACGATGACGGCGTTGGGTAAGGAGTGGGTGGTATCGCCCTTCGAAGGGGTGCTGACCTTTTCGGAGGCGATCTACCCGCTGGCGTCGGTGTGCGATGGCGGATCGGTGCAGAGCCTGGGCGGATCGCCGGCGGCATACCGTTGGTATTTCGGCAGCGACAGCGATGGACCGGATACGCCGAAGACATTCACGGTGGAGCAGGGCGACAGCACGCGGGCGCACCGGTTTAGCAACGGTCTTGTAACGGGATTGTCGTTTGATTTCAGCCGGTCGGAGGTAAAGATCAGCGGGGACATGATCGGCAAGGCGTTGGCGGATGACATCACGATGACTTCGACGCCGACGGCGATCGAGTTGGTACCGGTGTTGCCCACGCAGGTGAGTGTGTACCTGGATAACACGAGCGGCAGCCTGGGCGGTACGCTGATGACCAGGGCGCTGACGGTTTCATGGGCGCTGACGGATCGTTTTGGCCCGTTGTGGACGCTGAATGCGGCGGAGGCGAGCTTTGCGACGCAGGTGGAGACGGAGCCAAAGCCGACGGTGAAGCTAAAGATCGAAGCGGATGCGGTGGGCATGGCGCTGCTTACGACGATGCGGGCGGGAAGCACGAAGTTCATGCGCATCCTAGCTGAAGGGGCAGTGATCTCTGGGTCGAACAAGTATACGTTGCAGATCGATTCGGCGCTGCAGGTGACGAATGTGTCTGAGTTCTCGGACGAGGACGGGGTTTTTGCGATCGAGTGGGAGTTTGCGATCGTGTACGATGCGACCTGGGGCAAGGCGTTCGAAATCCAGGTGATGAATAAGCAGAGCGCGCTGTAACCTCTCCCCCAAGGTGGGATAAATCCCACCGCTAACCTCTCCTAAAGGAGAGGGGGGAAAGATAAAGGAGGAAGTATGCCGATTCGATTGAGTGACCTCAAGGCGGATGTGCGGAGTGTGTCGTTTGATTATGATGGCAACATTGTCAATATTCAATATACGCCGTCGGCCATCACGCCAATATTCCAAAGCGAAGTAAATAAAATGGACAAAACGGACAGTATGAACATGGTTGCTCCATTATCCACCGTGCTGGTCGGCTGGGACGTGTTGGGTGACGACGACAAACCAATCGAAATCACAGCAAAAACCCTGGGATCGCTTCCGATTACATTCTTGATCAGGATCATGCAGACTGTGTTCGAGGATATGAACCCAAGGATGCCAGAGGAAAAAAAACTTTCCGGCGGTGGCTCTTCGACAGCAACATGCCGCCGCCGGAAGAAGAAGCAATAGAGGAATGGAACTTACTGCAAGGCGCCAGGTGGCTGGGCGTTGCGCCGTGGGAGTTGTTGGAACGATCGGCCCTGTGGCTGAATAAGGCGGTTTTTTATGGGAATATTGAAGCTGATGTACAGGAGATGAGGATAAAAAATGCCAATAACGGCAGCTAGTTTGATGGCAGTGATCGGCGGGGACACCTCTGATCTAGATAGCGCCTTGAAGCGCGCTAATAAGAGCATTGAAAATGCCGGCAGAGCGATGACGCAGACCGGCCAATCGCTAACTATGGGCGTGACGATGCCTTTGATGGGAATTGGCGCTTTGGCAGTCAAAACGGGCATAGATTATGAGACTGCCATGAATGTCATGCAAAATAATTCAGGCGCAACAGCCGAAGAGTTCAAGAAACTGGGTGACCTGGCGGTTGAATTGGGAGCAGATGTAAAACTACCAGGCACAAGCGCGGCGGATGCGGCTGAAGCGATGAATGAACTGGCTAAGTCTGGTTTATCCGTGACCAATATCATGGGTGCAGCGCGGCCTGTGTTAGAAATGAGCGCAGCCGGGGCTATCAGTAACGCATTGGCGGCCGAGATAGCATCGAATGCGATGAACGTGTTTGGGTTGGCCGGCACGGACATGGCGCGCGTGGCCGATTTGATGGCTGCTGGCGCAAATGCCTCATCGGCCGAAATAGGTGACCTAGCCAACAGTATGGCGATGGCCGGTTCCGTGATGGAGATGGCTAATATTCCAATCGAGGATTTTACGACC